TGATCTGCACATTGTCTTGCCCTTCATGAAAAAACGGCACTAACTTTTCATTTAGTATTTCTTCAATCTTCCTCATCTTAGGAAGAAGTGTTTTACTCCAGAACAATCTTTCCTGCACGGTAGCTTGTGCATAGTTCTGTGTATCCTCACCAAGTAGTACAGGGTACATCCCCATAGCGGAAATAATTTCTTTCTTATTCATTCCTCTGGTAGCAAGGAAGTCAGCTTCCTTTGGTCCTAAGCTTACCTCTTTCCAATCAAGCCCCGAATCAAGCACAACAGTTTTATATGCATTGTTTGAACCAGCATACTTCTGTTGCCACTGCTTTTTGATTCTATCAAAGGCGGCATCACCTAACTTTTGATCTGTGCGGACGATACCAGAAAGTTGTGCATGGTTTTCAAAAAAGTTCTTTCCATACTTCTGGCTTTGATGTTCCATATTTAATGTATGCACTAGAGCATCAATAGGACCAACCCCATAATACTCATCATTAGGATTGAAGTATTTAATGTGAACTACTCTTTCCCGTTCAAGTGGTACTTCATTCCCACCAACCTTATACACATAACCTTTAATGTATTCTTTAGCATCAGGAATAATTTCAATTTGATCTGGCATTAGAAAGTAAATTTCAACTGGTGGGTTTTGTGGTGAAGGTATCCCACCATTCTCAGGCACCAGTTCCCAATAGCAATTACCCGTTAACTCAAGGTGAACCATCGTGCCTTCCTTTAAACTGTACTGACCATAGAACGGGTTAACAGTTTTCAATAGCTGGTGCAGTTCCCCGTCCTGCATTTCATAGGTATAGCCTTTGTCATCACTCCAATAAACTTTCAACGGTGCATTAGCAATACCATTAGCAATCTCATAGATACAGGCATAGGTCCACACATTACTATTGTATGCCCCCATGTATGCACTCAATGTTGAAAGATCAAAATCAGAAGAAGCGTAGTCACCATAGCTATCAACTACAATAGCCCTTTCTGCTTTTTCTGATGGTGCTAAAATAGCACCAGTGCTAGGCTGTATTCCAAACATCGTTTGTAATGTTTTTGTAAAAGTATTCATTTTATATCATCCTCACAGTTCCTGAACCAGACCTTAATGCTTCTCTGCTCATCCACATAGCCATAACCGTATCAGAGTTTCTAGCGTGTGGATGAAACCGCATTTCATCTAACCATGTACACCATTCACAATCTTCTAATACATGATCTGGATTATCTAGTTCATGCCCTTTCATTGGTATAACCCAATCGCCATTTGAAATTTCAGCAGACAAGTTTGGCAACCCTAATAATTCATCTGCTTTACTTATCCCCGTAATGTGTGGCTGTATCGGTAGTGACGATACCGCCGCTATGGGTAAGTATTCCATTACTACATTCCACTGCTCCTGATTTAAATCCTTGTAAATCTTTTCTTTTATCTTTTCTAAATGCTTGTCTATCTTTAGATGCATTTCCCTTACAGCACTTTCATTCTCTAATATGCGTTTGATCCCACCCATCTCAACAATAATATCTTTAACAGGTTCAAGCATTCCTTCCTGTAACATTGCTACCCATTCTAACAGGGAATCTTGATAAGCGTTATTTTCAATTTTGATTACATCCATATCCCACTTGGTTCCATATGCTAAAACTAAAACGGCTGTAGTGATAGAACCGAACTTTCCCCTAATAATTTCTACAGGGTAACGCACATTATCAGTGCCTACTCTGGTGCAAAACAAAACAGTATAGGCTGAATCACTACGCTTACTAATTGCTAAGTCAACCCCCATATAATTATAACCGTTTTCTGAAAGTTCCAAGCAATCATTCACATCTAAATTAAAATGCTTTGCTTTATCGTAATCAGGAAATGTCATTTCCTCATCAGAGATTGGAAGCAACTTAAAGCCCCGTGCAAATGGTCTAGCTGTAATTTCTTTTTCTTTAGATTTTAATCTTTCTGTATTCCACTGCTCTTCCCACACTGGTGTGTAATTATCATCAATGGCATACTCCATTGTATGCCACACCTGTTTATCTTTCTTCAGGTTCATAGTTAAATCATCTTCATGCCAAGGGGTAGCAATGTACCAGACCTTACCGTCTTTAAATAAAAGGTTAAGCCACACATCCCTGAAGGCTGTTTTAACTTGTGGACGCATAGCGGGTTGCTGAATAGCATTCTTAATATCAACAGGATCATCTAGGATTAGTATGCTACACCTTCCCCCCGTAGCACTCGACATAATACCAGCACCTTCAATGGTAGGATCAGGGGAAGAAACTTTCCTGCTAACGGTCAACCTCGACTTACTCCAAGTGTCTTCAGACTTATGTGCTACCAATTTAGGAAATATCTTTTTCACTCGGTCATTGTGCCCTATCATTTCTCTAATAGCAGTGATACGCTTTACTGCTAATGAATCACTGGCACACACAATCTTTATTCTATGATCATGGTTGTTTCCTATTTCCCAAACACATCTACCTATAAGCTGTGTAGTTTTCCCATGCTCTCTAGGGAAAAGGATTACCATCCTATCATACTTGTCTAGCAGTGCTTGCATCTCCAAATGTATAGGTGCTTGTGTTATCGGGTTACCAGTTTGAGGGTCAAGCATTACATAGGAAAGGAAACGGTTAACATCTTCCCTGCACTTCCTAGCATTTATTTCTGTGAGTAACTTTATTAATTCCTCATACTCATTGCTAAGAATAAAAGTGTTATCATGTAGAAGATCACCGTAATTTGCTAACCAATCAGGATCAAGAATTAATAGGTGCTGTAATTCTCTGGCTCTTTCCTCTACAATAAAATTATTCATCTAACTTCCTTTCTAGCTGGTCTGCAAAATCTATAATTACGCCAGTTACTAAACTGGTGTGCCGCACATAGCACAAACCAAAGTCAGCATCATAATAAACTGGTGATGAAAATAAAGTTTCATTGTCACCATAGCTATCACAGGTGGTGACAATCATGAATGTGCTTTCATCATCCTCCGTTACCTTGTGTGCCATCTTCCCTACCTCCTTGCTCATCTCTATCGGTAGGGCTTACAACATCTTCTATTGTTGCCCACTCTGGGCAATCAATGCATTCAAGCAACATTGAAGAACATGGCATTATCACATCAGCATTACTAATGGCATAAATACAGGTGCCGCACTTCAAGTTAACTTCCTTCCGCAATACCAGCAGTGATTAGTATTACCCCGATAACCACACACACAGATGTGTGCTTTATCATCGTGAACCTTTTTCATTGGCTCACTGCATTCTATCTCACCACACTCAGGACATAATGCTTCACGCATAGTGTGCCCTTTAGGGCATAAAAAATCACGCAACTTCATACCTTCCATAATAACATCAATTCTGGTTATCCAACCGCATTAGCAAGAGTTAAAAATAATTTAGCAAATGAAAACAGCTACTTACAGAACCCGATCCCGTAAGTGATTGATTTTATTTGCAAACTTTTTTTGTTAAAAAGTAAAAAAAGACTTGACAAGCTTTAGCAAATGGACTATCTTATATACATGAACACACACACTAACAACGAAACAGGGGGAAACGAAATGAATACTATTACCTTGATGAAGCGGGATAAAGAAGTGACCTTCACGATAAACATCAACGGAACCGATACAGTGCATACCGCTTCCACCAGAAAGAACTTCAAAAATTTCTCAGTGAAAACTCTGGAAAACTACAATGGAATCACCTTTGACAAGTATGATACGCTAAACCTTAGCCAGAAAGAAATTCACAATTTCAAGGTGATGATCAGGATGCACAATCAGAACCGCATGAGTGAGTGGAAAGAGATTAACCTTCCTTGGTAACCCAAGTAACTTACTAAACTAAAGGAGATATGAAAATGACCTACGGTAATGAATACGAAATCAAAAACAAGCTGGCTGAATGTTGCAGGACGCTAGGGGTGCTTGAAGAACTGTTTGAGGATACGGTGGTGCAGTTCTCCAACCGTATGACCTCCTGCATGGGGAAGGCTTACCGCAACCACCACACCATGACCTTCAGCACCCCCCTCTTCATAAGAGCCACTGAAGGGGAGCGGGAGCAGACGGTGGTACATGAGATAGCCCACCTGATGACCTTCCACATTTTCGGGCTGAACAATGGCGTGAAGGGGCACGGCAAGGAGTGGAAGAAAATCATGCGGCTTCTGGGTAAGAATCCTGACCGTTGCCATAATGTAGATAACTCTGATATACGCCGAAAGGTGCAGAGGGTGGAAGCCAAATGTAATTGCCAGACTTTCCAGATCACCAAGACCAGAGCAACCAAGATGCGGAACGGCTCCACCTACAGGTGCAGAAGCTGTAAGACCACCCTAGTTCTCTGCTAAAAATAATTTAACACTGTAATTAAAGGGGTGGATCTGAACGGAATCAGATTCACCCCTTGTTTTATAGGGGTAAAAAAACTTTCAAAAAAGTGAAAATAAAGCTTGACAAACCAATTGCTAAAAGCTATATTATGTACATGAACACAAACACAGCAACCGAAACCAGCAACCGGGAGGGAACCATGA